CATGTGTTAACCTATTTTTTAGTTAAATCAGACCATGCCACTAGCCACACTATGTAGGCTATTGCTCCTATATCCATGATTATCTGAAACCACATTGTTACCTATAGTCGCCATGATTGTAACTTTTTCATATCCGGCACCTTAGGTCCCCGCAAGTCCGTACCCACTTCTACTTCCGGGGGGCATTCTAATATTACATCAGCTGGGAACCTGTCTACGAACCTATGCTCATAGTTAGCATCCTGTATCGCGTAGTGCGCATGCTCATTCCCATACTGATAATAGGCGATTAGATCCCAGATGTCACCGCTGTTCGTCTTATAAGTCAGACTCTTAGCAATATAGGTAGGCATAATAACTAGAACACCCGCAATTCCCGCACTAACCAGATGATTAGGATAACTACTATAATAAACCATATAATACCCATAGGGTTATATAGCCCCGGTCCGGTGGCTCCCGGCCTAGTATACCATCCCGCTCGGTACCCATACCAGCCTCCACCTCCTCCCAATAATACTAACAAAATAATAACTATTAATAATGTACTTAACATATCATGCTATGCTTAATCTCTGTTCTTCCGCCTTTGCTTTCCGAAGCTCCTCTAAAAGGGTACGCAGCGGATTATCTAATGCTTTCTCCACCTCCCGCCCTATAACTTGCCCTTGCGCGTCATTAGCCGCGCTAACATTAATTACTGGGGCGAAATTAACCGAGGTTGTCTTTCCCTCACCCCCCCTCGGCTTCATCCCCAGCATTGAGGCAGCTTGAGCCATTAGTCCCGGACTCCGAGACGCAGCCGCCCCACTTAGTGGTATAACCATCTCCGGACCAGCTTCTGCGATAGCGGCTATCTGAGGGTGCGCTACTAATCCTCCACGCTGCCAGCTACCTGTGGCTCCCCCTTTCTGGGCAGCATTAGCACTAGCCGTCGAACTGGCAACTGCCTTATCGACCCCGCCTCCCTTCCCAAACCACCCGGCAATAGCATTATAAGCACTCTGAAACGGTGCTTTAATAGCATCTCCTACCTTACCTAACAATGCGCCTATACGCGAGGGCATATCTGCGAACAAGGCTACTATGTCATCGACTACTTTCTTGACTGTCTCCATCCAAGGTGCGAAAACATGGGTTATATCACCTAACTTTATTAAGTCGGCTAATTTCAAGAACCCGCTTAAAACAGGACTAAAGACTTGCATCCAATCGAAATTAACGATCGAGTCACCTATTGATTGAAATCCGGCCATAATAGGATCAAAAACCTTACTCCAGTTGATCCCGGCTATGCCAGCTAACGCTCCTTGTATTCCCGTATTAAGCGCACCTAATAGCCAAGTATTAAATTGTGCCCCCAGAACAGCAGCATCTCCTAATACCTTTCCCCAGTCAATCTGCCCAGCCGCCTGTAGGCCAGCGCCTATTGCGCCTAATATCCCCCTGCCTATGTTTTGAAAGATAAGGAGAATCTCCTCCCCGGCAGTTTCGAAAGCCTGTTGCCAATCGATCTCCCCCTTCATAGCCGCTCCTATATCCCCGAACATTCGGGTAACAGGTTTAACTACTCCCTCATAGAACCACTTAACAAATGGCTCCCATAGGAATTTAGTAGCTTCTAAAGCTGCCTCTGCTGCTGCTGATATCTTAGGCCATTCAACTACTAACACCCCTATCGCTACTGAAACAGCGGCTATGCCAGCAGCTATGCCAGCCCATGGCGCGACTGCTACAGCAACGAATGCTACTACTGCTCCAGTTATGCCTATCAGAGCAGCAGTTATACCCACTAATCCTATCTCTACTATATCCCAATTCTCTTCTAACCAGCCGAAAGCTGCAATCATTCCTCTACCTAAACTCTCCAACAGGGGATCTAAGGCAGCTAACTGCGGCTCCATCTTATCAAACCATGCTATTAACTTATCAGCTACCTTCTCAGTTAACGGCTCTATCGCGTTAGCTATTTTAGTAAAGACAGGTGCTAATTTACCCTCTAGGGCTATCATAGGACGTCCTACATTCTCTTGTAATCTCGCCCATGCTAACTCATTCTTATATATTTTACCATCGAGAGTCTCAAACTGTCTAGCAGTCTCTCCGGTCTGATTACCAAGTATTTTAAAGAAAAATGCTGCCCGTTGAGCCTCTGTACCACTCTTAACCAAACCCTTGAAAGTAGCCTCCTGCTCTGCCGTTAGTATTTTCTGCTGAACTAATCCTCGGGTGACCCCTTGAGTAATAGCCATATTAACCTTACCCATAACATCTGCTACATCATCCGAAGTAGCTCGAAGGCCTTTAATCCTAACTACAAAGTCCTGTATACCAGCCGACATGTCATTTATCTTTTGAGGGCTAAACGACCGTGATAAAGTAGCAAATCCCTCCGCTAGGCTAGTCTTAGCTATACCTCCTACCTGCTCCATGGTACTAGCGAGATCATATAGCTTCTTCTGCTGATCCGCTATTGTACCGGGAGCCAATAGCTCTAGCTTCTGCATAGCCCCCACCCGAGCAAGGCTGGTACCTAATTTATCGAATGCCTTCTGTCCGGCGAGGGCTTCCTTCTTCGAATCCTGCAAGTATTTCGTAACCGATGTTATGCTAATAGCAGCAGCACCTACTGCTAGCATAGCCCCAGCCATAGCCTTAAATCCGGCATTAGCAGCCTTAGTAGTCTTTTCGATTCCCTTAACCGCATTCGATGCTTGGCTAAATGCTGCCGCACCTGTAAATACCGCAGTTAATCGAAATACTGATTCTAATACTTTGGCTGCCATTTTTTATGTTAACACATGTTAATTGTAACTATAGACCGGGACCCACTTCTTGGAATGTTTGCTTCTTAACCTTCTCCGTCTCGTAGACTATTCGTGCGTAATCGTTTAGTTTCACCAACCTCATTTCCAGCCAATAATTGATAGGGGTATTATAGTTAGATGATAACCCTAAGCTTAACTCCATCAATATTCGTGCAGGCCCTTTTTGTCCGTCAGTGTCTCGGAGTCCGAGCCTAACAAAAAATCCCTAACCCCCGCGCATATCTTACTAAAGGGGCCAGCAGGTAGGCCTTGGATTATCCTAGGATTAACTTTACAAGCGTAAGCAGCCACCATACATTGATAGCCCTTCTCAATATCTGGCACAGGTATATACTTACCTGTATTAAGCTGACGATAGCTACTCTCCAACTCGATTAGATCATCACCTGTCAGCGTCTCTAGATCTAATACTAGGACACTAATTTGTGCCCCATTAAACTCAACTGGTCTCTTGAACTCAATAATCAATTTTCTACCTCACTTTTTAACCTGCCATACCGATAGCTCGCCTAATGTTACGAGCATAATCGGTACCTAACACAATATCTTTCATGTTAGGCTTATCTTTCTCAAACATCGTCTCGCCGTTATACACGGCTTTAATGTAGGTACAAGCAGCCTCGATAACGCAAGCTTGCTTAACTCCTACCTCTAACGCGCCAAGGTCAAATCCTCGAGGGATTATGCCTAGAGTATAAGTCCAAGCTCCTATCAATACTTTATGCTCTCCAGTATCGTGTTCTTGGGTGCCACTCATGCATTGGACGACTAACCCGTCCTGTCGCATTAAGTTCATACTCTCGCGGCTAGGAGCATGAAAGTTGAAGATGACAGCCCAATCATTATAATGTGACTGAACTGGATAAGTAGTGGTGCCAGCATACCCCGCCGATTTTAATTCGTCAGTCATGTTAGCCAGATTAGGCAGCGTAGTATTGGCCATACCAATAAATCTATAGCCCTCATACCAGACGCTGTAGTTGTTTAGCATAGTTGGAATTTTCATAAGTTTATTAACCTCCGTTATTAATCTGTGTTAAGCTACCTCCTCACCAAATAGTGTACTAAGATAGCTAATATCGAATTCTAGGATAAACTCGATCCATTCTGCCGGAATCGGAAATGCCTCATAAACGTGAAACACATAGTGTCCATCGATTAGTGCGGTGTCCGGATTTTCATCGTGGCGAAACTCGACTCGCGCACCTAAGCAATTACCATCCGCCACCAGTCCGTTAAGGTAGAGGTTAGTAGTATCGATAATCGAATCAATTAGCCGCCGATTTCCCGGCTTATCGACTTTCTGGAAGAAGGTAAGCACTAAGGTATTACCTAACCAGTCCGTCATATTGCGCAAGGGCATCCACCTGTCCTTGGGATCAGTAATATTAGGATAGCACGCCATGTTAGATCCCCACGCCTTCCAGCCACCTACCCAGTTAATGGCGGTACAAATACCCTGCCCGTTCAGCATGTCACCGTAGGCTTTCGAAAAAACTACCTCAACAGCAGGATTAGCAGGATCATTACCTTGGAATCCACCCACCAGTGTCTTATTCATCCGGAGGGTCTTATTAGATGGCGTTTCTACCGGAACATTATTATTATCTCTATTAGTCAGGAGCATTCGCGCACCATACTCAACTGACAACCAGATATCCCGTTGGTCCATTCCCACCCTAGGCCAGAGAGCGGTCTGCCGCTCGTCGACATAATTGTTTAAATCCTTCCAACCAGACGCATCCATAACATTGCGGACCACATTGCTATCAATGTCGGTGAAGGTAATACAACGGAAGCACCCATTAATCTCATCAGCCTTAGCTGCTAGCACTGCCGCCACTTCTGGGTCTTGGCTCCAGAAAGGTGCTAGCAATAATCCCGGCACAATTCGATGCATAGGAAAGACATCCTCGACTACCTCTATTCCAGTAGTATTCCCCGTAGCCGGATCAAAGCCACCAATAATATCAGCCTTAGTAACCGCCCGTGGCTGCATCTGGGTAAAGTCGCATAGTACTGGAACATCTGTTGTCGTACTAATCGCGCCTCCGGGTATCGCAGTGAGAGTATAACGATAAACCCTATCGGTAGGCTCCTGCTGCCAAGCTCCCACATAGTCAGTACCCTCCACATAGATAATGGTATCATCTACAGCATCCTTAACTATTAAAGTCTCCGGGATAATATTCTTATCCATATACAGCACCCTCCCACTCCTGAAGGTAAAGGGATCATCCACCTTAGGAGGCTGATGAAATAGCGGGTTGTCAGTATCATTAATGTAGCTGCAAATAATCGGACCCACATTAAATAAGGCAAAATAGGTATAAATCGCCTGACACAGGGTGAAGGAACGCCAGTCGTCTGAATATCCTAACTCCCTAACCGCATCCTCATAACTGAAGTATACCCGTGGGGAATTAGGCTTAGGCCTAACAGCTGAATTAATTTGCTGAACCGGAGCCGAACCTACTATAAACGGGACCCCCGCATCTGCCACTACTGGCGCGACTATTGAGGTAGGTACCTCTCTCCATGTAGTACCATGACGATATGTTGAAACTGCCATAAGCTATATTTCTTTCTTAGTTATTGTCGTTTGGTTATACTCCTTTATATACTCTGCAGCCATATGGTGTATGGAGCCGCGCACCTTTAAACTAGCTTTAACTGCAGTTATCTTTTCTGTCGGAACGAACAAACTCCCCAGCATAGGCTTAGTCTCTATGATATTTCGCAACTGAACAGGAGCCACTCTTCCTTTTATCACCATATTACGCCTTATACCTAATCTAGGGATAGTAGGCCCCATCCAGATGTGGCTAGCTACGGTGGGAGTGGGTGGATGGCTCTGGTCTTTCGGTTTCATCGGGTTTTTGCCTTTCGTCATAGGTACCTCTCAAATGGTCACCAGTATAGGCAGTTACCATAAATTGACTTTCCATTACTGGTAGTTCGAATAATAGCTCCATATCACCAAAGAAATAAGGGAAACTGTTCTGACCGCTAGTATAAGTCCTATTAATATCCCAGTTAATCGGCATCCTCAGGGGGAATCGCTGCCGCAATACCGATTGCTCGCGTATCCGGTCCCCTATCCTCTCTACTAATAGTAGGCAGTCTCGATACCCTTGCTGGTCCTTGTTGAAGTCGATAGTGCCTATTACTACACTAGCCGATACTAACTCTGACTCCCATGGCGTATCGCTAGGTCCCCCCTTCTGTACATTTATAATAACGGCTGGATATCGCTTAATTCCTGTAACATCCCGTTCGCCCACTTCATTCCTACCAACAAAACCACTAAAAACATTAGGAGCCACAAGACTAGAGTCCACCTCAGACCACCTGAATCTTTTAAGCTCATAAGTATTCTGGTAAATAAATTCTACTAGCGCATCCTCTAACTCCGTGTAATTCAAGGTATCACCTCCTAGCTCCAGTTAAGAAGGCGTTAATATTCTGTTCTAGCCGACTATTATAAATCTCTTCCATCCTATATAAGGTATCATTAGCGATCCCAGTCTGTCGAGTCATCGATGGCATACCAATAGTCATCACCTTGAAGATGGGGTACCTGTCTGCCTGTTTCCTCTCCATAATTCCTCCCGGCGTCTGAAAAGCCCCAGTCACCATCTTGCGATTCCCCTTGATGATGGCCACACTCACGAAATGCCTTCGGGGGCCTCTCCTGACCGTTCTCTTGAGCCTGACGGTAGGCTTGAATAGGTCGATAGGGAGCATAGGTCCCTTGAACGAGAGATGGCCTTCTAAAGAAGTCCACGAGGCTTTCTTCATGTCAAAGGTCGATTTGGCGTCTGCCGAGCCGATATTGTATCGGCGACGAACTCCCCGCGTGGCAGCAGTCCTCCCGGCCAACAGACCCCTGTTGATAGCATCAGAAATCGCTCTCTGGGGAGCTTTATCACTAGCCACCCCCTTCAGGATGCGCTGAACCATCTTCAGATCCGGACTCTCTATGACTAGTTGTACTGCCATCTTGTTAACCTGTGTTAAGCCATTAGTCGGGTAAGTGCCATTTCGTAAATCTGCCCCGCTTCTACTATATCCGAGATAATCCAACCTATCTCCTTCGGACTATATATGATTTCTTCAGGTTTAGGCTCGACCAGTAGATGCACATCGGGGTCGTCACCTCCCAACTGCTTAAAGTACCATACCGGGATGAATAATAGCACATCATAGATAAATAATCCATTCTGTTGGACAATAAAGCGTTGCTTAGCATCGAGTTTATCCCAGACCACATCTGCCGTAAAAATCTTATTGACAAACATAAACTCCCGAGTCTCCCCAAATTCCTCAGGGTTCTTAAATGTCTCGTCAAAATCGGGTAAAAATTCCTCAACGAGTCCCGGCATATTCTGGCCTTTCTCTATAGCTCCTATAACCTAACTTACCGAAAATCTGGCTTAACATTACCAACTGACTAGTAACTGCAGTTAATGCATTCTCTAGCACAGTAAGTCTATCCTCGACCGCTTGCATCCCTGCTAATTTATTGTTAGTCGTATCTGTAATCTGAGTAGCATTAACCCAGAAGTTACCATCAAAATTCTCCGCAAAGCTTAAGGCTGGAGATCCTGTCAGATTCACAATTAGAAAGATGGTCGCACAATTTAGCTGAAGACTGCCAGCAGGATTAGTAATTCGATAACTTTTACCCGCTCCTGCTAAATCAATTCCTCTAGCCCCTACATCTAACCCTCCTTGCCCATTAGTATTAGGCATCAAGTTAACTATATTGTTTCCATCAGAGATACCTAAAGGCGAAAATGAAACATCGGACCAAAACGTATCATAGTCATTACTACCTTGCTTCATTAGAACCTGACCTAATGTTCCTCCCTGTGGCACTCCCGGACCTACCGCTCCCTCGTCACCTTGTAACCCCTGTATACCTTGCGGTCCTTGTATGCCCTCAGGTCCTTGCGCCCCTTGAGCACCCGGAGGCCCCTCTGGTCCGGTGGCTCCTACTAACTCCCCTATGTCCAACCACGCTAGGCCATCCCACGAATAACCGTGCCCATCATCCGCTACTAGCCAGATGTCTCCCGGCTCATTATTAACAAGAGGGAGATCTCCTACTGACTGAACCGTTCCTAGTATACGGGTACCTTCACCGGGAGGCCCTTCTGGTCCATCGACCCCCTGAATACCCTGTGGCCCCTGCTGGCCTTGTATACCCTGAACTCCCTGTGGTCCTTCAGGCCCTATGTCTCCTTGCGGTCCCATAGGCCCCTCAGGCCCCACAGGTCCTTCAGGCCCCATAGGCCCTTCGGGACCCTCTACCAATAGATTAACTTTCTGGCCCGGCAAGAAAGCAGTATTAAGTGTAGCAGACATTTACTTAATTAAGGGTTAGGTACTGGCGGATGTTCCCTAATCCAATCGCTTAACTCATTTAGCCATTGTGAATAGTCCGGTGAAGGAGCAGGCTCTACAGGAGGTGGAGTAGGTTCTGGAGTAGGTTCTGGCGGTATAGGAGTTGGCTCAGGGGTAGGGATTGGAGTAGGTTCGGGAGTTGGATTAGGTGTAGGTGCTGGAGTAGGTGTAGGATTAGGAGTAGGTGTTGGAGTAGGATTTGGTGTAGGTGTGGGGTTAGTCCCGCCACTAGGATCACGACCATTAACGTATCTATAACCTGCAGGAATACTTTCATCACTAGCTTTGTTAGGATTAGCTATATCTAAGGCAGGCCAGCTAAGGGATCCAAACCAAGCAGGCTTAGAATCAAATATAAGACTAATAGGTATATTAGCAGTAATAGGGGCTGCTTGTGTTTTGAGGAAAACATAGTCATTTTTAATAACACTTGTATTATATGATTCTGGTCCAGAACCTTTATTAGAACCACCATCACTAAGACCGCCGTACCCGAACGTATAACCATAGGTAGTTGCATCATAGCTTCTACTAGTAGGGGCGCTGACCAACGTAGTAAAAGGCATAACATTCTTTCCATCATTATACTTAGTAACTGCTAGCAATCCCGGACTACCTACTAAGTTTCCCATGAAATAATTATATCTTTGCGGAAAGCCTAGTTGATAGGCCCTATCTGCCTGACAGGTATTCCAAGGAGTCCCCGTTAGATTACCTCTGCCTGTAAGAGGATTCTGCACTACTGAATATCCTTTCATCCAATTGCGAAGGATAGTATTATTGCTACCGCTGCCCCATGTAGCATCAAAATATAACTGATAGCCTATATTACCTTCTATCAGGTTGAACATAGGATGCGCACCATGCATCGATATGAAGG